GATATTGTGAGATTTGATATGGCTGCATCAGGAATTGGTAGTTATAAAATTGGAGAGTTTGTTTATCAAGGTTACACTTATCAATCTGCTACCGCAAGTGGAATAGTAGAAAGTTGGGAAAATGGTACATTAAAAATAAAAAATATACAAGGAAATTTTGTATCAGACAAAACAGTTATTGGCGCAGAATCTAATGCCAGATACAACTATACATCATACGAAGTTTCTCCTGCATTGATGGCTAGAATAGATATTCTTCCAAATCCATTAACAGCAAACGGAAATAACGATTTTGATTATGACATTAGAATTAACGAAAGAGATGAGATAGAACCAGTTGGAGATATGCACATACAATTTGGTTCTGAAGAATTACAAGACGATTTATTCTTAAAAAACACAGACTTAGATTTACAAAAAAGGTATTAAAATGTCAAAGACCTTACAATTTAGAAGATATCATAGTTCAAATACCGATACAATGGTTGCATCTAATGGTGAAATTATTGTTGATCTTACCAGAAAAACACTCTCAGTACATGATGGTGTAACTGCTGGAGGTTCTAGACTTGCAACAGAATTGTATGTAAATACCGCAGTATCTAATGCAACAACCATTTTACTTGGTGGTGCTCCTGGCGCATTAGACACATTGAAAGAATTAGCAGACGCAATTAGATTAGATCCACAATTTGGTAATACTGTTCTTGCATTTGCAAATACAAAAGAGAGTATTGCTAATGTTAGCAATTCAATTAATACCGTAACTGCATTGGCACAAGCTGCATTTAATTATGCAAATACTATACCTCTTGTAGATTCTACAGCTAGAAATATAGGCAACTCTGCTTTTATACACGCAAATGCAGCTTACAATGCGGCAAATTCTTTTACAATAACAGTTAATGGTCCTTATGTTGATGATGCAGATGCAGCCAATAATTCTGTTGCCATAGGATCGTTGTATTACGTTTCAGGTGGTAGTGTAAAAGTAAGGTTAACATAAAATGGATTTTTTACTATGAGTGAATTTGATAAAAAAATGGAAGAAATATTTGATGTAACACCAGCGGTGCCAGAAGAAAAAAAGGCACCAGTAGTGTTACAACAACATTATAATGAACCAGATTTAAAACAAGATTTGACTGATGCTTATCAGCAATCAAAAGAAAATCTACAAGGCATTATAGACCAAGGCAAAGATGCAATGGAAGAAATACTTAACATTGCAAAAGCAGGTCAACATCCAAGAGCCTTTGAAGTTTATGCAACTCTGTTGAAAAATATGACAGAGGCAAATGATAGACTTCTTAAAATACAAAAAGAAATTCGTGACATGGAAGGTGTTAAAAAAGAAACCAATAACACCAATATCGACAAAGCCATATTTGTTGGTTCTACTGCCGAATTAGGAAAACTCCTGAAAAATGGCAAAGCAAACTAAAAATACATACCGTGACAACCCGTTATTAAAAAGGGTTGGCGTACAAATCAATTACACTCAAGAGCAACTTGATGAATATATCAAGTGTGCTGAAGATCCTATTTACTTTGCAAAGTATATAAAGATCATTACACTAGATCATGGTGTCACACCTTTTGATATGTATGACTTTCAAAGAGACATGATTAAGACATTTCATGAAAATCGATTTGTTATTATGAAATGTCCTCGTCAGGTTGGTAAAACAACAACTACGGTTGCATACCTTCTTTGGGCTCTTATTTTTAAAGATTCACAGAGTATTGCAGTTCTTGCTAACCGTGGTGAAACTGCTCGTGGCATTCTTGGTAAACTTCAGCTTGCATATGAGAACCTTCCTTTGTGGATGCAACAAGGCGTGGTTGAATGGAATAAAGGTCGTGTCGAATTAGAAAACGGCTCGGTAATTGTTGCTTCTTCTACATCATCATCTGCGGCTCGTTCTGGTTCTTTCAATATAGTTTTCCTTGATGAGTTTGCTTTCGTACCTGGAAACATCGCAACAGAATTTTTCACCTCAGTTTATCCAGTTATTACTGCTGGTACAAAAACAAAAATCATTATTGTTTCTACACCTAACGGTATGAATCTATTTTATAAGATTTGGACCGATGCAATTAATAAAAATAATAACTATGTTCCATTTGAAGTTCATTGGTCGATGGTACCAGGTCGTGATGATGATTGGAAAGAAGAAACAATTAAAAATACTTCTGAGAGACAATTTAGGCAAGAGTTTGAAACTGAGTTTTTAGGATCTACGAATACCCTTATTTCTGGAATAAAACTACAGCAGATGGCATGGAGTCCTCCTATAGCGAACCATGATATGTTGAAGATCTATGAATATCCGTTTAAAGGAAATGACGGAGATAAAAAAGACCATTTATATGCAATCACGGTAGATGTGTCAGAGGGTCGTAATTTAGACTGTCAGGCCTTTTCTATTTTTGACATATCAACTACTCCATATAAACAAGTTGCCACATATAACAGTTCGTCTATATCACCAATATTGTTTCCTACTGTAATTGTTAATGCAGCCAAACTATACAATGATGCGTATATTTTGGTTGAAATTAATAATAATCCACAGGTTGCAGACATAATACACCAAGACCTCGAATATGAAAATCTTTGGAAAGTTTTTACCGGTAACAAAAAACCTCAACAACTAAGCGCAGGATTTGGTCGTGGTGTGCAGATGGGTGTTAAAATGTCTACTGCGGTCAAAAGAGTAGGTTGTTCAAATCTAAAGACCTTAATTGAAGGCGATAAACTTCTTATACCAGATTTTGACACCATATCACAATTGACTACTTTTGTTGCAAATAAGACTTCTTTTGCGGCAGAAGATGGTGCAAACGATGATTTAACCATGACTCTTGTTCTTTTTGGCTGGGCTGCAACACAAAAATACTTTAAAGAAATTGTAAATCATGATATTCGTAAGCAGATTCAGTTAGAAAATATGAATCAAATTGACGAAGAATTAGTTCCAGAACCTATTATTGACAACGGTTTACAGCATTCATTTGAGGTCATAGACGGAGATTTATGGGAAGCAGCAGATGGTTCTGAAATTTATTCTAAGTTTATTCGTGATGCCATGCGGAATCTATAAATACGCATCATCATAAATATCATTATGGTATCTAATTGCCAAATAACATAATAATCAAGGAGATAATAAAATGGCATTTCAAATCTCTCCAGGCGTAAATGTATCTGAAGTTGATTTAACGACAGTCATACCTTCAATACTTTCTACAGCCGGTGCCTTTGTTGGTAACTTCACATGGGGGCCAGCAGAAACTATAAAAAATATCGATAGTGAGATTACTTTAGCATCCGTATTTGGAAAACCAGATACAAATACTGCAATTTCTTTCTTTTCCGCTGCAAGTTTCTTGGCATATGGAAATAATTTAAGAACTGTTCGTGCAATTGCTGATGGTACATATAATTCCATTTCTAATGCTGGTGGTTCTTCAACACAAATCAAAAACGAACAAGCATTTGATGCATCATATTTAAATCAAAATAACGCAAATGCAATTGGTCCTTTTGCAGCAAAATATCCAGGTGCTTTAGGTAACTCAATTTCAGTATCTTTGTTAGATGCTGGAGGTACATTTTCTACTTGGACGGTAAATAGTGTTGGTGTTTCTTCATACTTTACTGGTGCACCAAGCACTTCTGTACAAGGTACAGCGGCTGGCGCAACAAATGATGAACTGCACATTATTGTTACAGATGCAGGTGGTTTAATTACTGGTACAAAAAATACCGTTCTAGAAGTTTGGCCTTATTTGTCTAAAGCATCTGATGCGGTTGATTCTTTAGGAAATTCAAATTATTACAAAAATGTACTTTACAGAAGTTCAAGATACATTTACGGTGTTGATCCAGTAGATTATGCAAATACTGTGGCCACTTGGGGTCAAACCATGAGTGGTACAACATTTAGAACTGTTATCGGTGCTCAAACTTATCGTTTGACAAAAGGTGCAGATGCTACACCAAGTGATGCAAACATTGAAACTGCTTGGGATAAATTTGCAAATGGTGAAGAAGTTGACATTTCTTTAGTTATTACAGGAAATGCTTCTACAACCGTACAACAATATGTAATTGATAATATTGCAAATTCAAGAAAAGATTGCGTAGCATTTATTTCTCCACCATCAGCATCCGTTGTTAACAACATTGGTGATGAAGCAGACGATATCGTTAGTTGGTATGAAAGTTTAAACCGCAGTTCTTCTTATGTTGTTTCCGATTCTGGTTGGAAATATATGTTTGACAAATACAACAACGTATATCGTTGGGTACCATTAAACGGCGACATTGCTGGTCTATGTGTTTATACAGATAATGTCCGTGATCCATGGTATTCACCAGCTGGTCTGAATCGTGGATTCGTTAAGAATGTTGTTAAACTTGCATGGAATCCAAACAAATCTGAGAGAGATACACTCTATTCAAAAGGTATTAATCCAGTTATTTCTATGGCTGGTTCAGGTATTGTCTTATTTGGTGACAAAACTTTACAAGATAAACCATCGGCATTTGATCGTATTAACGTTCGCCGTCTGTTTATAGTTTTAGAAAAAACCATTTCCCGTGCAGCAAGATATTCATTGTTTGAGTTTAATGATGAATTCACTCGTGCTCAGTTCATAGCTTTAGTTACACCATTCTTGCGTGATGTTCAAGGTCGCCGTGGTATCTATGACTTCCGTGTTGTTTGTGATAATACAAATAATACACCAGAAGTTATTGATTCAAACCGTTTCATTGGTGACATTTATATTAAGCCTGCTCGTTCTATCAACTTTATCCAGTTGAACTTCGTTGCTGTTAGAACTGGTGTTGATTTTAGTGAAGTCGTTGGTAGATTCTAATAAATAATTCAACGATATAGGAGAAAAGAATGGCATTCAATGTAGCAGAATTTAGAGCGAACATGATAAATGACGGCGCACGCCCAAATTTATTTGAAGTAACTCTAACAATTCCAACTATCGTAGACAATGCAATTGCAGCTTCACAAAAGTCTGTTTTCATGTGTAAGACAGCACAATTGCCAGGTTCTACAATTGGTCAAGTACCACTTTATTACTTTGGTCGTGAAATTAAATTTGCAGGCAATCGTTCATTCACAGATTGGACAGTACAAATACTTAACGATGAGGATTTCACAATTCGTAACAGTATGGAATCTTGGATGAATGCCATTAACAGTCATGCGACAAACCTTCGTAACCCAGCAGCAAGAGGTCCTGGTGGTTACACAGTCGATGCGATTGTTAAACAATTTGCCAAAACTGGCGAAATTTTGAAAACATATAAATTTGTTGGTATGTACCCATTAGATTTGGCTCCAATTGATCTTGATTGGGGTTCAAATGACACTATTGAAGAATATGCTGTTACCTTTGCATATCAATGGTGGGAAACAGATACAACAACCTAAATTTTTATTATACTACAGAGAGGACTTCGGTCCTCTCTATTATGCTTTTTTGATTTGGATATAAAATACGATGGCAAATAAATTTTCACTCTTTGGTTTTACGATTGCACGAAATAAATCTGAACAAGATGAAGAAGTGCAACAATCTTTCACGCCTCCATCAAATGAAGATGGAGCGCTTACTATTACTTCTGCCGCTTATTATGGTACATATGTTGATCTAGACGGCACCGCAAAAAATGATGTAGAACTAATCACAAGATATCGTGAAATGGCTATGCAGCCAGAAATAGAATCTGCAATCGATGATATTGTGGGTGAAGCCATATGCCAAGATGATAACGGTAAAACCGTACAGATTATTCTTGATGATTTAAATCAATCAGATAAAATTAAAAATGCAATTAAAGAAGAATTTAAAACTGTATTGAGATTGTTAAATTATAAGAATATGTCACAAGATATAT